CTGCAATCGCAATCAATTTGTTTGCTTTTGCTTGTGATTCTGCTTGACTACCTGTGATGCCAGGGCCTTGAAGTAAGAAGTTAACTGCATACTCTGCTTCATTCTCGAAGATTTCATAACCACCGATTACGTTTCCGAGTGATGTTGAGTAACCACCTTCTGTACTTACACCAGAGTAATCCTTACCACCTTGTAATTCATAAAGTATATTACCACCAAAGTTAAAGTCAACGTCTTGTGCGTCTTGACTCCAAGTATTTGATGTTGATGTCGGAGTAAACGCAGTTAGAATACCAGATGCGATTGTTCCGTTTCCAGTTGAGATTCCAACAAAGATGTTGTCTGAGTTCTCTGCAACAAAGTTCTTGTAGTAAATTGCATCTCCAAAGGAGTTCTTTGCATCATCTGCCTTTGATAGGAATGCGAATTTCTCAAGAATTGCACCTGTTGTTCCAGAAATCTTTCCACTGTCGTCAATTACAACAATATGAAGTTCGTCATTAGAACCGTTTCTTGCAGCGGCATATCCACTTGTGCCTGGTTTTTCAGCAATCTCAGACCACTTTAATGCACCATTCTTTAATTGAATGTACTGATTATCATACCAGTCATCAACTTGGAAGATTGTTGCACAAGTTGAAATACCAGCATCAGGGTTTGCAATAGTAGAACTAGAACTTGAAAATAGAACGCCAGGGCCAGGTAATGTATTACTTGTCTTTGTTCCTGTTGTGAATGCGAAGATTCCGTCTTCTGTATAATTTACTGGGAATATTGTTCCAGCAGCAGATACACGATTTACAACTTTAACATCAACTGTACTTGCACCAACACCAGTAACAATACCTTGAATGTATCCATCTGCGGTTGATGTTGTGCCTGGGCCAACGATTGTTCCACTGATAGGTTGTGTAACACCCATACCAACACTAACATTTGTTACTACATGAGGAGTAACGTGAAGTTGTTGATCTGCAGCACCATCAATATATGCAACTTTCATTCCATTTGCATATGCGCCTGGGTTTCTAGCAGCTAATCTGTATGTAACAGCATCTTCGTAATTATTTTGATAATCATCAAAAGACTTAATTTTAAGATTTGAAGTTGATCCAATACCTGTTGGATGTGTTGAAGGCATACCCCCAACGTTTGCGTTATTTAAACTTGCACCATCTGCTCTAACGACTCTTAATACACCACCATACTGTAGATAGTTTGACGCAGTGTACCAATATTCATACTGTCTATCATTAAGTGATGGTTTTCCAAATAGATCGATCATATCTTGCTCATTCTCAATAAGCAAAGGTTCTAGTACAGGGCCTCTTTCAAAGGGGCCTACTATTGCACCTGTCTGATCACTAATGGAGTCAATTCTACCAACCGTAAGGTCAACTTCCCTAACCTTAACGCCTGGAGATACTAAACCTATGCCAGCCATGTTTTTCTCCGAAGTTCCACAATGTTTTTCTAAATTTATTTATAAATTACTACCCCTCCAAGTGGGGAAACATGACGTGAACCCTACCAATCAGGATAAATCTCTAACTTTTCTTTTTTCTTTCTTCCCTGAGAAACTCTTTTAACTGAACATCTCTTACATTCATAAGCATAAGCAGATGGTACATTTCCTCTATCTTTTCTTGTTTTATAGAAATCATTTATCAATTCTTTTGTCTCACCACAAACCTTACATTTCCTTTGTTTAAAAAGTAAATGCTCTAATTCAAACTGATCTTCTATATTCACTCTTCTATTTCAAAGAACCATTTAATAGACTTAATGTAATCGAATGTACAACCTATATCTTTATCGCATTGAACATCATACTTTCTGTCACATAAAAACTTTCTGAGGTCATAGACAGAATCAAATCTTCCCTGATGTCTTTCCTGTTCGTCATAAAGATGATACTTCATATGCCGTTCCAAAAAGTATCTACTTGAGTAGTTTGTATATTTCTTGATACAATATACAATCCTACATTACATAGAAACCAAAATGCATTAGTTATCCATGCTTGTCTCCAACAGTATTTTCTATTCGTCTGTACAATATAAAGATTTCTTTCGTTATCTTTAACAAATTGTTCAAGAACAAATGAAATTGCACATCCTATTGCAAAAACATAAAACATTAAGTTTAGAAAACCTGCCGAGGCTAATAAAAATGAAATCATTTGTACTCCCACATGTAAGATCTGTCACCATATTCATCACTATACCATCTATCTCCATCTCCGTCAACAAAACTTTCCTCCTCTGTGCCATCAACAATGAAACCAAATGGTGACATGTCCTGTTCAATCTGATCTCTTTGATCTTCATATATCCTCTTTCTGATATCCTGATCTGTAAGTTCTTTGAAATAATCTTGTTGAACTAACCATGCATATATGACAAGACACATAGCAAGGTCATCATTACATCCTTCTTCTGCTTCAAATGAGTTATGTTTTTGAATAAAGGTAGTAAGTTCAGATATGATATCATAGTCATTGAATATTACTTTCTCATCTTCTATCAAAGTTTTTAAGTTTGAACATCCTACCTTCTTTACAGTCTTGGACATCTTGACTCCAAGTTGTGTTTTCTTACCTGAGAATCCTTGTCCTACAATTTGACCAGCACGACCTCTCATTGAACACATTAAAAGATTTTGATACTCAAGATCATAGTGTATGATACTTGCAACCTGATCTCCTATGTCATTTACCTCACATAAAATAAAAGCATTGTTATAAGCCTTTCCAAGATCTACAATAATACTTGGAAATAACATTGGTTTTATTTCATTGTTTTTATATTTTCCAACTATCTTATGTGGGAATGTAGTAATGTCTGCGATTATAAATGCAGAATAGTCAATACCAACGCCACGAGCAACGTCAACTGTAATTACATAATCATGATCTTTGATAGGATCAAAATAGATATCTAATCCACGACTACTTTGTCGTGGGTCATCGTAAACTAATGTTCTTAATTTTGAAGAACTAATTAGAGTATCAACAGATCCTAAGAACTCACATTCAAACTCAACACGAAACTGTTGTTCAGATGTGTTTGCAATTGTTTGTTCTTTCCATACCGCATCTCTGCCTGGCACTTCTGACCAGTGAACTTCCGTGGGTATATACTCATTCTTATTTCTTTCAGCATCATGCCACATACGGTAGAAATGATTCATACCATGTGGTGTAGAAACTATGATGACTTTTGTTTTTTGCCCAGAAGATATAGTAGGATAAACAGAGGCAAAGAATTGATCAGCAATGTGATTCGGGATAAAAGCGAACTCGTCAAGAAAGATGACATTATAGGAGCCGCCTCGGACAGCAGATGCAGATGTAGATGCAGCAAGAATTTTTGATCCATTTTCTAACTCCAGAGAACCTTTGTTCCAAACAAGCACACCTTGTTGCATCCACTTCGGTAAATTTTCATATGCAAGTTGCAATCTACCAAGTAGATCTCTTGCGGTTGATGCTTTGTTTGCAAGTATTGCTATGTTTACATTATCATTAAAAACTGCATAATGCAACAAATAAGATACCACAGTTGTAGACTTACCAGTCTGTCGAGGCATCTTACAGATATTAAATCTGTCATTATGAAAGTTATTGATTAATTTTTCTTGAAATGGATAGAGACTAAAAGGAACTAATCCCTCATCAAGAGAAACAATCTTAATATAGTTTTTTGCAAAATATACAGGATCACTCTTGCACTTGATGAACTCCTCAATATTCTCTTGAGTAAATTCAACTTTTACATTTGCTTTCTTTAGATTGGGATTACCAAGATATACAGTATCAGACATAATAAATTAAAATAAAATTAACACTTCCAACGTCTACGAGCTTGTCTCAATCGACTGTTTGGATCTTTTGCAGCCTTTGGAAACTTCTTCATTTGCCCTGCACTTCTAGCACAGTAACTCTTTCTTCTGTTTGCATCCTTAGATCCTTTTTTGACTTTACCAGTCACCGCAGTTTTAAGTTTTGAGCCAGGATTACGACGGCGATATGCAGCAACACCTTTTGCAGTCATACCAGCACCACTCTTTGTGGGTCTCTTGTGTCCAGACTTGACACTCATACCCTTCATGTCATCTTCAGCAACATACTCTTCACTTCTTGTAATCTTTTCATCCTTTGGATTTTTATCTTCATTTTTCTTGCCTGCATAACTACCATCTGGATTAATGGGATCACCATATTCATCTCTCTTAACCTTCTTACCCTCACCCATCATCACAGTTGGTTCGCCTGGTTCAAGATCTTTAGGTAAGAATGACATTACCTTTGCATCAGGATAAAGTTTTTGAACTTCTTTCTCTATTTCCTGACGAGATGGTCTAGATACAGATGGTACAAACATCTGAACCATGTATGTTTTACCTCTCCAAGTTAGTATGACTTTATATGTGTGACCGTTTTTTACAAGACGAGTTTTTGATTCATTAGTCTCCTCTGGTTCTAAGAAGTTGACCTTCTCTTGGTCTTTCTTAGCCATTTTTCTTTTTGCTAATTTACCAGCGTCTCTTTTAGTTAGATACTCCGATTTAGATTTTTTTTTTTCCTTCTCTCTTTTTAAAAAAGCAACACCCTCTGATACTTTTGCAAATGATTCTACTGTTGGTAATTTAGGTTCTTTTGCTTGTTTTTGTTCTAACTTTTTCTTTGCAACTGCTGCCTCATTTGGATTGGAAGATTTTGTCATACCTTGAAGCTTCTGAGTTCTAGTCTGTTTGATATCAAAAGAAAGATTATCACCCATCTCTTGAATCTCTACTTCCTCTTTAGTTGCTTTCTTTTTCACACAATTATTATATCTCTTACCAAACATCATCTTGGTTCCTTTCTTCTCATATCCCTTCCAACACTTCTGACCTTCTCTAATATCAATCATACCAGCAGCTTCAAGTGCTGAAACTTGCATTGGTGAGAATCC